CTGCTGGTGTATTACCCAGTGGTTCTAGAGATAATTTAAGATGGGAAATTTCTGATGCTAATACTTCATCAGGTGATTTTTCTCTTACTATTAGAAGAGGTAACGATCGTCAAGGAGATAAAGTTGTATTAGAGACATTTAGAGGTGTAAATTTAGATCCTCGTTCACCAAACTACATATCCCGTAGAGTAGGAAGCCAGTACAAAGCCTTAGAGGGTAGTGGTACTAGTGCTTATATTGCAATAAATGGTGAGTACCCCAATATTAGTAAATATGTTTATGTAGATAGTGTAAGTACTACTACCTTAGATTACTTAGACGAAGGAGGTAATATTAGAATTAATGCCGCATCCGAATCTGTTCCCACCAACCAAAGCGGTTCATTTGGAGGTGCATTGGGTAATATTTTAGAAGGTAACCCCGCGGCAAATTCTTACGAACTTATTACAGAGGCTAAAACACAAGGCATCTCAGGTAGTGATTACACAGATGTAATTGCTTTATTAAGAGACAAAGATGCTTACCCATATAATGTAATCTCAACCCCAGGTCTAATCTATTCATTTGGTCAACATGCCGGTGAAATAGATAATTTAATTACTTATACTGAAACTAGAGCAGACTCTATTATTCCTATTGATTTAAGAGAATATGGTTCAACAGTTGAACAAGCAATAACTACAGCAAATACTTTAAATACTTCTTATGCAGCTGCCTATTGGCCTTGGGTAAAAGTTAGAGATAACGATTTGGCTAAAGATGTTTGGGTACCTGCTTCAACTTTAATTCCTGCAGTTTATGCTTCAAACGATGCCGCATCCGATGCTTGGTTTGCTCCCGCTGGATTTAATAGAGGAGGCCTACCCGGAGTAGTAAATACCGAAAGAGGCTTAAAAAGAAGTTTAAGAGATACTCTTTATTCTGCTAATGTTAATCCTATTGCTACTTTCCCCAATGCAGGTATAGTAGTATATGGGCAAAAAACATTACAAAATAAAGCATCTGCTACTGATAGAGTAAATGTTAGAAGATTATTAATTACTCTTAAAGACTTTATAGGACAAGTATCTCAAAATTTAATATTTGAACCTAACACAGTAGCTACAAGAAATTCATTCCTTTCTGTAGTTAACCCATATTTAGAAACCGTACAACAAAGACAAGGATTATATGCCTTTAAAGTAGTAATGGATTCCTCTAATAATGGTCCTAATGTAATAGATAGAAATGAATTAAAAGGTACTATATTTTTACAACCTACTAAAACAGCAGAATTTATAGTCTTAGACTTTAACGTATTACCAACAGGAGCAGAATTCCCAGGATAATATAAAAATATAAAATTGAAATAAAATAACATGGCAGAACAAATAATATCACCGGGAGTATTCACAAACGAGGATGTCCCTACTATCACAGAAGCAGCAGCCGCCCCCGTAGGAGCGGCAGTTGTGGGTCCTACTCCTTTGGGACCTGTAGAAATACCTACAGTAGTTACTACTTTTAGTGAATTTCAATCTAAGTTTGGTACTACTTTTGAAAGTGGGGGACTTGATTATTCCTTCCTAACTTCTCAAGCTGCGTTTAATTATTTTAGACAAGGAGGTACTAACTTATTAGTTACTAGAGTAACTTCTGGCAGTAGTGCAGCCCTTACTTTTGCCGCCTCTACTTTTGCTCCTTCTTCTGGGAGTGCAACCGCTGATAGTTTTAATTGCTTTGAATTAAGAACCTTCTCTGAAGGGGTAGTAATGAATACCACAGAATCTCGAGGAGATTTTACTACAGCTACTACAACTTCTTCAGGTTCATTAGTAAGTGGATCTAGAGACAATTTAAGATGGGAAGTTTCAAATACTGATTATACTAAAGGAATCTTTAATTTAACTATTAGACAAGGTAATGATTCTCCTACTAGTAAAAAAGTATTAGAAACATTTAGAGGCGTAAATCTTGACCCTAATAGTGATAATTTTATTTCTAAAAGAATAGGAGACCAGTTTAAAGAATTATCAGGCGCAGGTACTGCCGATCCTTATATTAAAACAAATGGCGATTTCCCCAATTTAAGTAATTTTGTATATGTTCATGCAGTCTCTTCATCAACCCCAGATTTTTTAGATGCTAATGGAACTAGAAGTAAGGATGCTTATACTGCATCTTTACCTAAGGATTCAAATGGTAGTTTTTATAATGCTGGTGGAACTTTATTTACGGGTGGGATAAAATTAGGTAAAGACATTACTGCAGCTAATATGCAGGGATTAGGAAATGCTGAATATGATGACACTATAAATCTTCTAAAAGATAAAGATCTTTACTACTTTAACACTATTTCTCTTCCTGGATTTATTGGTAACGCAACTAACCAAACTACAGCTCAAAAAGTAATTGATTTAGCTGAGGAAAGAGGTGATTGTTTAGCCGTACTTGATTTAGGATTATATGATACGGATGTTTCTACTATAACCACAGCTGCTGAATTATATGATTCAAGTTACGCTGCTACTTATTATCCTTGGGTATTATTAAATGATGCTCAAACGGGAGCAGCAGCTTGGGCCCCACCTTCTACAGTAATTCCTGCAGCTTATGTATTTAACGATAATATAGCAGGTGCTTGGTTTGCCCCTGCAGGTTCTACCAGAGGAGTTATCAATAGTGCTATTACCTTACAAAGAGCATTACCTAAAGCTAGCAGAGATACTTTATATGATTCCGGAGTAAACCCCTTAGTTAATTTCCCTAATGCAGGAATTGCTATTTATGGGCAAAAAACATTACAAGCTGCCTCCTCGGCAACTGATAGAGTAAATGTTAGAAGATTACTTCTTAATCTAAAGAATTTTATTGGTACTGTGGCACAAGGTTTAGTATTTGAACCTAATACCTTAGCTACTAGAAACTCATTCTTATCAGTGGTCGTTCCCTATTTAGAATTAGTCCAACAAAGACAAGGATTATTTGCTTTTAAAGTAACTATGGACGATACAAATAATGGCCCCGATGTAATCGATAGAAATGAATTGAGAGGAGCAATTTACATCCAACCAGTAAAAGCTGCAGAATTTGTAATCTTAGACTTTAATGTATTACCAACTGGAGCTGAGTTCCCAGGATAATTAATTTCCTAAAAACACGAATATTTATAATCACAAAATAACAAACATTAGAACACATGGCAATATTAGATACTAACGAAGTATTTTTCACAGCATTTGAACCCAAACAACAGAATCGGTTTTTACTGTCAGTAGATGGCATTGAATCGTACATTATTAAAAGCGTAAGCGAAATTGCTTTAACACAGGGTGAAGTAGTACTTAACCACATTAACGTTTATAGAAAAGTTAAAGGTAAGTCTACTTGGGGTAACGTAACTTTATCACTTCACGATCCTATTTCTCCTTCTGGAGCCCAACAAGTAATGGAGTGGGTTAGATTACACCACGAATCAGTAACAGGCAGAGATGGCTACTCAGATTTCTATAAGAAAGATGTAACATTAAGTGTCCTTGGTCCTGTTGGTGATATTGTTTCTGAATGGATTTTAAAAGGATGTTTCATCGGAAATGCTAGTTTCGGTGAATACAATTGGGATAATGCAGATACAGCACAGTCCCTAACATTAGAATTAATTCCTGACTACTGCGTATTGAATTTCTGATATAAGCCAAAAATGATTATAAAAAGAGGAGCGCACGAAAGTGCGCTCCTTTATTTTTCTTATATATTTATATCAAACAATTAAAAGTTATTAATAATGAGTGATGAAAAAACAGTTGAAACTACTGAGGAAAAAAAGTTTAAATTTCCTACGGAAATTGTAGAGTTACCCTCAAAAGGTTTACTTTATCCTAAAAATAATCCCTTATCTTCTGGCAAGATTGAAATGAAGTATATGACTGCTAAAGAAGAGGATATTTTAACTAACCAAAATTACATTAAACAAGGCATTGTTCTTGATAAGTTAATGCAGTCGTTGATTATGTCGAAGATCAATTATGATGACCTTGTAGTAGGCGATAAAAACGCTATAATGATAGCGTCCCGCGTATTAGGTTATGGAAAAGATTATACTTTTACATATGAAGGTGATGAAGTAACAGTTGATCTGTCTGAAATAGAACCTAAAGTAATCAATGAAGAACATTTGGTAGAACCTAATACAAATGAATTTCATTTTACTCTCCCCCACACAGATACTCCTATAACATTTAAAATTCTTAATAATAAGGATGAAAAAATGATTGAAGCAGAAATTAAAGGAGCTAAAAAAATTAACAAACAAGCCTCACCAGAATTATCAATGAGGTTAAAGCAGATGATATTATCTGTAAATGGAGATTCTGAAAAGAAAACTATTAGAGAATTTGTAAACACCTATCTCTTAGCTCGCGATTCTAGAGCATTAAGAGAGCATATCAAGGAGATCCAGCCCGATATGAATCTTACATTTGATTATTACCCCGAAGATGGAGGTGATGCTCAGCTAGATGTAAAGATTCCTATCGGGGTCACATTTTTTTGGCCTGACGCCTGAATATAGGCTAAATTTATTTGAAGTAATCCATGATATAGTATACCATGGTAAGGGTGGGTTTGATTGGCATGTAGTATATAATATGCCTATTTGGTTAAGAAGATTTACATACAATAGAATTTCTACCTTCTTAGACGAAAAAAATTCAGCTAACAAAACCCAACAAAACGCTTCAGGTGGGACTAGACAAATAGATTTTGCTAAGCCCCCCTCAGATTTCCAACCCGGTAAACGTGTATAAAAGGGTAGTGCAAAAGCGCTACCCTTTAATATTTATAGCAAAACACCTTATATGGCTTCTGAAGAACAGGTAAATAATCAAAAAGAATTTAACGATTATGTTAAAGAATCTCAAGAATTTTTAGGTGAAACTCTATCATTGGGAGCCCAGCTAGCAGACCAAATTAAATTTCAAACTAGTAGAATAAAAGAAAGGGTTACCCTTGATAAAGAAATTTTAGCAATTTCAAAACAAAATATTGGTTCATTATCTAAATTAAAAGTAGACTACACTAGCTTAACTAAAGTTACCAAAGATAGAAAAGGTATTTTGGACCAAATCCAAAAAAATCAAAATTTAATAGCTGCTAAATCTAAAGAAATTAATGAGGGGGATCTTAAAGCTGCTCAATCCTATATTTTAAAAGAAAATAGTTTAAAATCTCAACAAGATGCTTTAGCTAAAATTGTTTCACAACAAGAATCTTTAGAAAAAGCAATTGATGGGACTGAAGCTTTAGGGGGTAACACTAATGATTTATATGCTCAGTTAGACGTTATAATGGAGCAAAGAGAAGCCTACCGAGGATCTATCTCGGATTTAACTTCTCTATTAAGTGTCGAACAGCAACGTTTAGATCCTTCAGCAGCTGCCGTAGCCCTCCTTCAGGATCAAACTTCTTTACTAGATGAAGCTGTTGATTATTTAGAAGAAGAAGAACAAGCTATAATTAATATAGAAGAAGCCCAAGGATTATTTAATATATCTTTGGGTGCAGCTGAAAAAGTTCTTAAAAAAATGGGATTAGAAAGTTCTGCTTTAGCATTAGGACTTACACAAGGAGCAGAAGCAGCTTCTACCCTAGCAGATGAACTTACAGATGCAGGTCAGGAACAATCTACATTTGGAGATAGATTAAAAGTATTAGGAGCTGGAATTAAGGGAACATTCCAAGGAGCTTTAAAAGAAATTAAAATAGGATTAATAGCTTTAGGAGCTGGTAAATTTTTATTTGGAATTGGTAAAAAAATAGCAGGAGCCCTCTTTAGCCCCATTTCAGATGCCTTTGGTGAAATAAAAGGTTTAGCAACTGGAGCCGTTAGTTTCTTAAAAAAGAAATTTCTTTCAATTGGAAGTTTTATGGAATCTTTTCAAGTAGGTGAACAATTATTTTTCCAAATTTCTAAAGATGTTGCAGATACCGCTACTAGCTTGGGTGTTGGTACTAAAGAAGCTCAAGGTCTATTTAACCAAGCAAAACAAGTTAACAGAGAAATAGGAATGCTTCCCGAAGAAGTTATGAAACTTGCAGCGGGGTTAAATGAATCGTTTGGTACAACACAAAAATTCTCTACTGATACTATAAAAACAGTAGGTCAATTAGTAAACTTATTAGGATTATCTAA